CCACCCACGACATCAGTCGGCACCAGATTGAGGCTAGTACCAACCACCAGCATGTCCGCCTGGTAGTAGAAGTCACCTGGGGCCAGGCCAGAGCAGGCGCCTTGCTGGGGGCGGTCCTGCAGTATCCAGAATTGAGCCGTGGCCTTGGCACCACGTTCGGTGAGCAGCAGCAGGCGCAGTAGTGCAGTGGGGTCATAGCGGCCTTCCTCGTCACGACGTTCTGCCATGTAGCCAATCTCACCGCCACCGGTAATCAGGCTTTTGACCGACTCGCCAAACTTGCCGCCAATACCAGTGACATCAACGCTTGGCGCGTCAAGTTCTAGCGTCCAATTCCTAATGTCGCAGACATAGGTCCAGTCGGCATCAACATTCGTAATCGTGATCACGCCAAAATCAACAGACCCAGTTTGCAATGCTCGCGCTGGATCGCCATTGATCGCATCGGCCCAGTTGTCGTAAAAACGGATGCGACCAAACTGATCTACATAGGCATAGACAGTTAGGCTCGTTACGGCAGGAGCTGCGTCTGCCCAAGGGAAGGCTGGTACTTCATTCCAGAATTTGTCACCATCCAAGATGTCTTCATAGCCAGGCGCATAGTCCCAAGTAGAGTCAGACCAGATTCCCTGGCCTCCCGGCGCCATAGTAAAGCCGCCAGCCTGGAAAAATGGCAAGCCGTTGGGCGATGCGAGAGTAACTTGATCGCCAGGCCAGATGGCATCGGTGCTTAGCTGGTATGAATCGTTGGGTGCATTGCGATCACCAGGCGTAACGGTGGTCGGTGCTGGTGATTCACGCTTGAGCGCAAGCCTTCCGCCATTGCCAAGAATTGCCATCAGTAGCCACCGCCGATTGGCCCCGTGACTTGAAGCGATACCGAAATCGCAACCGCTTCACCAGTTGACATTGGTGTGGATTGGCTCGTGATCAAGGCAGAGCATTCCAGTTTTTGATTGGTAGCAGTGTTGAGCACGAAGCCAATATCATCAGCAGCGCCGCCATTCTGCAGGATGCGATTCAGCAATGAAACAGCCGTGGAGCTTTCTGGGTCATACAGAATTACGGCTGAGCCAGTAGCACCACGCAACCCTTCGACGTAAGTGCGGTCAAAGGTGCCGAGACAGGTATCGTCAAGCGCATCGCGGGAAATATCTAGCGACCACGACCGGCAGCGTGCAACGGTCTGACCGCGAAATGTGAGCGACCCGTTGGCGCCGGTTAAAACTGCCACTTTGAAGCCAGTGTCGTGCTATGGAGCCATGGTAGCCAAGGCCCTCAGGCCTCCAGCCGCCCGATCAGCTCCAGGCGCATCCGACTCAGACCCGGCTGGACTGACTCCACCGACGGCTCGCCGTCTAGATACCACGATAAATATGACGGAATTTGTGCAATCAAAGCCGGGTCAATTCCCTCGTAGGCATTGGCTGGCAGATCCACATCACGGAAGCCACCGAGCGAATCATTCCACAGCGCCCACACCAGCGCCGCATCAGTATCTGCAAGCAAGCGATATTCAATGGACAGCCTGGCCCCACTGGCTCGATCGCCACGGATGATTGTCGTGGTGGCGCCATTGATCGCAACAAACTGCCTGACGGGATAGGCGCCAGGTGTCAGCGTACGACTGCTGGGGCACTTGATAACAGGGAAGGCAAGTGGCATCAGGTGATCACCATGGCATGAGCGTCAACGGCAGGCGAATCAGAGGCGTTCGCGGCGGTTGCCGTTACGGTGATGGTGTAGCTGCCTGCCGTGGGGAAGTTGATTGTCCTTGCCGCACCAGTACCCGTCAGGGTAGCGCCGGGGCACGCCCAGACCCATGACGTTCCGACTGAATTGCCACTGCGGGTGACGGTATAGGCGTAATCAGTGAGAGCACTGCCGCTGGTCGGGCCGGCAATCGTCACAGTACCAATCGTCTGCGCGACTACTGTGACAGCAAGCGTGCCAATGGATGTTATATCAGAAGCGGTTGCACTGTTGCCCCTCACTCGGACTACTTCAGCCCCCAATTCGTCAAAGGTAATTGAGGCACTGGCACCAGCGGGCGTAACATCGCCATCTCCCAGGATCGACCACAGCCACGTCATATCAGTTGCCGTACCCGACCTAGTTGCGCTATAGCTCGCAGCGATACCAATTACGGGTGAAGCGGGGCCGATGACAGTGACAGTGCCGATGGTTGGAGCGGCTGGTGCGACGACACCTGCAACGACAGTCAGTGAGTCCGTACGCGTAGGGCCACCGCTTAGCGTGACGCTCACATCAACCGTATAGGTGCCTGCAGTCGGAAATGTGATTGACGTGCTGGATGCAGTCGGACTGGTGACAGTAGCCCCCGCGCAGGTCCAGGCGTATGTGTACGTACCAGCAGGGCCGCTGACGTTTGCTGTATAGGTCTCAGAGCCGCCTTCGTTGATCGCGTCGAGCCCCAATATCACCACAGAGGTAAAGGTCTGGACGATAGGTACGTCATTGCTGGCCGTGCCGATCTCACCTTCGATGACCCAGTTGCCTGGGACATCCCAGCCCAGTGTCAGCAAGGAGAAGCCATCAGCGTCAAGCGGGAATTCAGTGGCCTCTACCTCAACATCGCCATCAGTCGTAAAGCCAACCTTTTGAATTCTGTAAGTCTGGCTACTCAGTTCAACATTGGCCAATGAGAACACTGAGCCTGCGTAGGTGTTATTTATGCCACCAACAACAACCAGTGATACCGTTTGAACATCACCCGCACCATTCCACACCAGGGCTTCGTATGTGCCATCAGGCAGTGGGGTGGGTCCGCCCAAAGTCGGCACTGAGACGACAGTGCCATTAGCGAGGACGGCACCATTCTGTGGCAGGTTAAACTTAACCGTTTCCATGCCGAGCTTGATGATCTTGCCGGGGTCAAAGCCAGCTCGATCTGGCCTGGTAGTAAGCCTGACGCTATTAGTGATCAAGCGCTTGCGGCGGCAGCGCATCTTGGCGATATCAATAGCGTGTCGCTCGCTGGTGCAGAAATTATTGAGGCCAGTCGTCAGGTCAATAACCTCCAGCGGTGCGTCTTCTGGCGTGCCGGCCTCCCGTACTGTTACCTCGCGCACAACAGGGAATAGCCCCCTACTGGCCAAGTCAGACGATTGCTTTTCTTCGCGCCATTTAACACTAACGCGAGGCGGTGTGCGCTCAGCTGGATCACTGATCGTCAGCTCAAATTCAGATACATTACCAGCGGTATACATCCCGCCGACGACATGCGCCTCATCAAATAGCGCAATGGGCTGCAGGTAAAACTTACCGTTCCGAATCAGCAGATCAAGCAGAAAGTATTCAGCCCATTGAGCGCCCTGCTGCCTGAAGTTAAACGGCTCAGACACACCACCATCAAAAAAGTATCGACGGTCATACGTCCAGATGTTCATATCATCAAAGCTCTGGTCGTCCCACTGAGCCGGAGCAACAATCTCGCCAAGACCGAATGTGGGGTTAGCCAGGAAGTGGCGGAGTACATCGCCAATCAGGTGCGTAGCGCCGAAGCCTTGATTGACGTATGCGCTCAATTGCTGAAATGAACGCAGCTCAGGACCGCTTCTAATTGATGCGCCAATACAGGCAAGACCTGAATAGAGCGGCTCCTCCGCATTACGTGAGATGATATTGATATAGCTGATTTCGTGCTCTGCGCTATCAGTGCTAGCCTGGATTTCCTGAAAGACAAAGGCTTCGGCTAACTTTGCCCAGGCGTCAGCATAGGACTCCTGGTCCTTGTCGATAGGTCCGATGTTTTTCTTGCTTTCTGTTGCGGGTATACGGAAGTTGGAGCCATCTCGCCCGATCAATTCGCCGTTAAATTCCATCACGCAGCCACCGCCGAACACGGTGCGCACGTTCTGGATCTTGCTGTCCAGTACCTCCAGGTTGCCCTCCGCGATATCCTGGCGGATCTCCCAGCCGGATACCGGCATGAGCTCATACTCCCACCGCTGCTCGGTGGGCATCTGCAGGCGGAGGTAGTTGAAGGAGGGTTGCTGAGTCGAGGACCTGAAGCCGAACAGCTGGGGCAGTTCGGTGTAAGCGTCATCCGTGCCGGCGATCTTGTAGCGGAGTCGAAAGAAAGAGTATCTAGTCTCTGGACCGGTGTAGGTGCCTGACTGAAATTGGCTTACCTGAAGGATGTCCCCTCTATTGATCTTATCCCCTTCGTAGCGATCGCACGAGTCATTGTCAACTTCGTCGTATGTCTTGCAGGCCGGAAAATTGCACAGGCCACTAATGCGGATGCCAAGAATACTCCTAAAGCCGATTTCTATGACTTGCGCCGGCCTGGGCAAGGCGAAGGTGGCCACGGCAAGCCGGAAAATGTGGCTGCCATTGGTAGCATTGCGGTGCTCAACCTCTTCATCACCGTCTTCCTGGATTTGAGTCAGTGATGAGGTGCGCAACTGGCCACCACGAATGACGCGGAAATTAGCCTCAACACTGCGCCCATTTCCCACTGGGTCATTGTCAACACGACTGACGAATGGACTGTCCTCTGGTGAGCGTGACTCAAGGATTGCAACTACAGAGCCAATCTTATATAGCTCACCAATCGTTAGCGCATCGTCCCATGTACGTTGCAGCCCGCTTACGGCTTGAGCGATGTCCTCGCAGGTAGTCTCGCCGTCCGGGCCCGAGTCGACAACCCTGTATTTGGTATCGTTGTCGGCGCTGCTAGAAAGGAAGTACCTGAAGGTGTCGCCTTTGGCGAGCGTAACCACAGCTCCATTGGTTGAGTTGGAGCCATTGACTTTAACGATTCCGCTCCTGGTGCTGTAGTGGACGTTCTGCTTTAGTCTCTCTGCCTTGAGCTGCGCGTCGTCATTACAGACAACTTCCGCGTTGCCCTCACGTCCGACTGACCGCAGACTTGCTACCCGTATTGGCCGAACGTTTGTGTTTGGCCTAAAGGCTAGATCGTTACCAATGGGGGCGTAGAGGCCGAATGTAGTTTGAGTGCTCGGCTTGCTTGCGTAGCAAAAGTCCGAGCGCCACTCGCTGTTTACACCGCGAATCTGGAATACATCAGCGCCGCCTGCATTCTCTGAGTTGGCTACATCCTGCGCAGCGGCACGGCCTGCAACCAGATCGGTTGCACGGATGCGTCCACCACCGGGCCTAAAGTAGAAGGACAGGCGGCCAACGATATTATCAGTCGTGCCAAGCTCGTAGCTGCTGAGGAGGTTGTCGCCAATGGCAAACTGCCGTGCATCAATAGCACCAACAGGGCCAAAACCCAGCAGAAACATTGCCTTGATCAGTTGACTGCCGCCAAGGCTGTAGAGCTGCGACCACAGCAGGTTGGTATTGATCCTGATGCCGCCATAGGTAATGCCACCAATGGTTTCACGATTGGCGAAGACGACCGGAACAATTGAACCAAGCTCTACAACATTTTGCTGTGAGTCAAAGCCTGCGGTCGGCGCAAAGCGTGCCGAGTTGACGATATTCTGCCCGTCAACAGTGCGCGACTCCAGCCGTGCAGGCGTACCGGCCCTATTGGTTGGTGCCGCCAGGGCTGATGCCGCATAACTCAGTGCAATGCCAATGACAAGCTGCCAAAAGATTGGGCCAAGTCCAAGGAAGGCGAAGAAAGCCGTCGGCTGGCCGGGGCGGATGTCCCTGTAGGTCGCCTTCTGCGCTTCAAACCACCGATACTCATCCTCACTCCAGCCAAGCAGCTCGATCAATACCTGCTCTTCAGGCAGCAGTGGCTTGGGACTGAGGTTGGGAGACAGCATCAAAAATTCCTAGCTAAAGCTTATCTGTCCTGTTGGTGGCAGTGCACCAACGCTCTTCTGGCTCAACCTTAGCCGTGGACAGTTCTGAAGCACTGCATCCAGGGGGCTACCAAGGCGCACCGATAGCTCGACACCATTATGACTGATGCCAAGCACTTCGTATATCTCCAGCGACCAGTCATCGGTGGGGAGGAGAGTGGTGTTGTCCAGCCATGTGGTGCGCACTTCAGCTAGCCATCGCCCTTCGGACGCTTGCTGGAAGACATTGAGGTCAAGCTGACTGAGGCCAAATATGAGGGTTGCACTGATACTACTGGCCGACGCATCAAACGATGCACCGCTAAAGCCAAAGCCAGCGGAGATGTAGTCAGTACCGAGGTAGGAAACCACGGTTCCAGCAGAGAAATTTTGGAATGAGTACCCCGTTGGACTGCTGTCGCGGAACAATAGCCTCAGATATGTTCCTATAGCTTGACTCGCCATCAGCGAATACCTGGAATAGCAGTTTGATTTTTAATCTTGTTGAACACTGCTGCTTCCGCCCCCTTTCTTGCATCCTTGGCCAGCTGTGTTGCCTCCTCTCTGGTGACGACATCAAGGCTACCCAGGCTGAAGGTCTCCACCCGCAGCGGCCTGTCCATGGCCTTCATCATTCTGGTGGTTTCACTGGAGGTGCGCTGCTCCATGGTGGCACGCTCGGAGTTGCTCAGGCCACGCACCATGGCGCCCCTAGCCGCGCCAAGCACATTGTCCGCGTCGTCGCCGCTGCCCTCACCCGCCAAGGCTTCACGGGCTGCTGCAATGGTGTCTGATGCGGGGATGATGGTGCCGCTCATGCCGGGGATGAACAGCTCACTGGTGGAATTGAGGCTGCCGTCTGGGTTGTCACCAACGAAGTAGGGCTTGCCACCAGTGACGGGGCCGCCGCTGGCGCGACCCGGGAAAAGCTTGCTGAACACGCCAACGCCATCATTGCCGCCCAAGCCACTGAGTAGGCTGTTCAAGCCAAACTGGATCAGGATTTGACCCAGCTGTTTCAGCGTCTGGCTTAGTACTTCATTAAGGCTTTGCGTGCCATCAATCAAGCCAGTAATAGCTGAGCCGATACCTTGCTCGATGGTATTGCCGATGTCCGCATAGAGCTGGTCGGTCTGCTCGGCCAGGGCGATACTGCGACGTGTTGCCTCATTTTGGGCGTCAATGCTCTTGGCGATTTTAAGCTGAGCCCGGCTGGCTTCGCTGTCAAGGTCACGGCCTTCTTCCTTTAGCGCAATGATAGTTGCCGTGGTAACAGCATTTCTGCCATTGATGTCTTGTGCTCTTACCTCGCTGGCATTAGCCTCCTTCCGCGCTTCAACTAGCGATCCGCCCACTTCGTTGATTGACTGCTGAGTGCGCAAGCCTTGACCCTTTTTCCTATCAAGATCAACGAAGCCTTGCAGTGTGGCCGGGAATCCCCCCTCAGCAGCAATACCACCAAGCGCTTTAATGATTTCAGGCGGAGCACCTTGAAGCACCTTGACGATATTGGCTGCCCTGCTTTCTACGTCTTGCAGCGCCACACTGATCTCCGGTGAGATGCCGGTTGAAAAGAAGTCATCAATTGCAGTGCCGAGCTTGTTCGCTTCCGTGATGGCTTGACGTAGCGGATTCCTGAAGGCAGCATCAAATCTTTTGTTAAAATTACCGAGCGCTGCCGTTCTGGCTGCTTCATCCAGCGCTACATTCACCTGCTCCAGCAGGTTGATCAACTCAGTGGCACGTGCTGCCGCCACATCCAGTCCGCTCGTATCGGCACCCACTGACCCGATCCCGGCCAATGCGCGCAAAGGCGGGGGCGGCTGCTGGGCGTCCACCTCGTCCACTGTCTGCTTGAAGAACTCCGCCGTTTGCCTATAAAGCTCGGCATTGGCTTGGTCGCCCTTGTCCGACGCCTCCCTTGAAAGCAGCTGCGCTTCCACCTGCAGGACTTGCAGCTTGTTGGCTGTGATCGTCTTTTCAAGGTCAAAGCGCTGTCTAATTTCTTGATTGTTAATCCTCGCAACACCCTCATTAAGCCGTGCAATCTGCCTGGCGCTATCTTCATTCAGCCTGACGATCTGCTTGGCAATATCAGCCTTGTTGCGCTCAGCCTGCAGCCCGACGTTGACAATTTCAAGCGCGACATCACGCTTGCGCTTTGCTGACTGCTCATCAATTGCCGCTATGGACTGCTCATAATCAGCCAGTGCATTGGCAACTTCATTGGCTGCAGGGTCACTGCCAGCAAACTCCGTCCGCCTGCCTTGCAGGCTATTCGCCTGATTGGCGAGCCTTAGCCGACCCTCTGCATCAGCAATTTGATTGGCCCTGGCCAAATTCTGGATTCGTGCATCCTGAACCTGCCTCTCAATGGACAGGCGCAGGTCACCAATGGCACGCTCTTGCGATAGGACCAAGTCAGCCCGCTGCCGGTCAAGATCCTTCTGTTCATTGGCGCGGCTGACCTGTGCTTGCCTGAACCT